GCCGTCAGGGTATGTTGGCCTGGTGGTTCCTTTTGAGAAGGTTCGCCCCTTCACCATAGCGATCCTCAAGCGAGGATTAGATTTCCGTCGTGGGGGAGCCTTGGGATGAAAAAGCTCGATCATCTTTATGTCGCGGTCTGCATCCCCTCGATGGGAACCTGGAGGTCGGAAACGGCTCGGTCGGTCGCCCTGATGTTTGGCCATGCGGCTTGCCACAACTACGGATCGAAGAGCCAGCGGGTGGGAATCATCACGGCCGAGGGCTCGATGCTGTCGCAGATGCGGGAGAACTTGGTGAAGAAGGCGATGGTGACCAAGGCGACGCATATCATGTTCATCGATGCGGATATGGAGTTCCCGGCCAACACGCTTCAGTCGCTGGTGGCCGCGCGGAAGCCGTATGTGGCGGCGAACTGCACCACCCGGGTCGAACCGGTGATGCCGGTGGCCCACGATCTCGATGGCAATCGGCTTTCCTCGAAAGGGAAGACGGGCATTCAGCAGGTTCAGCATGTGGGCCTCGCGGTTTCCCTAATCGAACGGGAAGTGTTCGAGCGGATTCGCCCGCCCTGCTTCCTGATGGATTGGATTCCGGCGATGAAAGGATATTGTGGCGAGGATGTCTATTTCGCCTCCAAGATTCGTGAACTTGGGTACGATGTGTGGGTCGATCATGACATCTCTCAGGCAATTCGGCATGTGGGTTCTCGATCGTACGGATATTCTGACTTGAAGGAGTGGGAAGATGGCCAAGTTGCTGATGGAAAAAGAAAAGAAGCACCGCGAGGGAAAGATGGACAAGATGGACAAGAAGTCGGACATGGCGGAGATGAAGAAGAAGCCGGTGGCCAAAAAGGCCAAGGCCAAGAAGTCCCTTCCTTGGTGAGGAGAATCGCATGACCGGGCAGGAGGTGCTAGACTTGGTGATGTTCCGATGCGGGCACAACTCGTCGGCAGCCCTCCGCTCGGCCGCGGTGCTGGAGGCGAAGTTGGCCCAGACGGAGATGGAGGGAGACACTGGGAAACCTTGGTTCATGTTCTCCCATTACACGGATGCAGGTTTTGTCACCGTGGCGAATCAGGAGTATATTGGGGTTCCCCCAACCTTCGTTGGCCTCGAAGAGGATCAGCCCGCGATTTGGTGGTACAATTCGGGGACCACTAATGCGGACAAATGGGAGCCCCTGAAAAGGGCCGTCTGGTCGGATATCAAAAATTTCTTCCAAGGTGACCTCCCCGGAGTCCCGCGGAACTTCGACATCTTTAACGATCGCATCTACATGCGGCCGATCCCCAACGGGGCGTACCTCTTGAAGCTCCCCGGGTACTTCTCCCAGACACTTATCGCCGATACCTCGGCAGAGACCACCTGGACCAAGTGGGCGCCGGACCTGCTGGCCGCGATGACCTTGGTGCATGTGGCGGAGAAGCATCTTCAGAACTTGGAGATCAGCATGCAGGCGCGGGCGGATGTCGGAAGGGCCATCCTGCGGCTGAAGAAGGAAACGGAACGTCGGCTGCATTCCGGCCGGGATTATGTGATGGGAGGAGCTAACTAATGACCGTTGAGAGTGCAACGTATCTCAACGATCTAAACTCTTTGCTTCCGTCAGGAGCAGACATAAAGAGTGAAGGGGACAATCATATTGTTCTCATCAAGGCGGTCTTGAAGGCCACTTTCCCGAACTTGGCCGGCCGAGTGTTCAGAAGCCTCGCGGCCAAGACTTCAAACTACGCCTTGACAGTTTCGGACAACCTGGTGATCGTAGCCATCACGGCTCCTGGAATTACCATCTCTACGGCCTCTCCTGCTTCCGTTATGGGCAACGGCTTCATGGTCGTCCTTTTCAGTATTTCCGACTCATTCACCGTTGATCCAAACAGCTCGGAAAAGGTAAATGGCTTTACAACGGTGACAGTTCCCGCGGGAAATGCAGTTCTCTTAGCGTGTGATGGATCTAACTACACCTCCTGCGACTTGCCCCTGACAGGACTTACCCCTGCGATACCTTTAGACACCTCCCCTATTGTCAGTGGTTCCTCGGATGCGACGAAATTGGTTCGTCTCGAGGTGGATGGCCTGACGACGGGTACGACGAGGGTGCTGACGGTTCCAGATTACGACTCTCGGATTGGGAATCTTCCTGCCGGGATGGTAATGGATTACGCCGGAGCAACGGTGCCGACCGGTTGGCTAGAATGCGACGGCTCCTCCCTGCTTCGTTCCACCTATTCAGCGCTGTTCACAGCTATTGGCGTCACTTGGGGGTCGGCGGATGGAACCCATTTCTCTCTTCCTGACTTCCGAGGTCGCGCCAGGATTGGCAAAGGGACGGGGGCAGGGTTAACCGCGCGAGCACTTGCCGCAACCGGAGGGGAAGAGACTCACCAGTTAACGGTAGCGGAGTTGGCGAGCCATACTCATAATGCGATAATACTTTCTGGTGGGGGAATTAACCGGGCTACCTCCGGCGTCGGAACCATAGGTGATGGAGCTTCCACCTCTGCGGGAAGTAATACTGCGCACAATACAATGATGCCGTTTGCTGTCACGATGGCGATCATTTCCTACTAGGAGGCTTGAGCAATGACCGTCGAAAGCGCAACCTACGTCAACGATCTGAACGCCTCGTATCCGTCGGGGGCCGATTCGAAGAACGAGGGGGATAACCACATTACCCTCATCAAGGCCGTCCTGAAGGCAACTTGGCCGAATATGGCCGGACGAGCGTGGCGGAGTCTGGCGGCCAAGACTTCCAACTACTCCCTTGCGGCCACTGACGCCCAAGTGATCGTGCCTATCACCTCGGTGGGAGTCACCATCTCAACCGCCTCGGCCGCAGCCACCATGGGCAACGGCTATGTTGCCTTTCTCTACTGCTCGGCCTATTCTTTCACCATTGATCCGAATGGTTCGGAGACGGTGAATGGGGCGGCCACTTTGGCGGTTCCGGCCAACCATTCGGCCATGTTGATTTGCGACGGATCGAACTACTCCGCCATGCTTCTTCCGATGGCGGCGATGGTTCCTCTGGCGGGTGGCACCATGACTGGCCTGCTGACCCTCTCCGGAGATCCGTCGACGGCGCTTCAAGCGGCCACCAAGCAGTATGCCGATACCAAGATGGCGTCAAGTAGGGTGACCATCTCGACCGCCACCCCCACCGGTGGTTCGAACGATGACATCTGGTTGCAATACTAATGGCTAGGGATATCCAGACGAAGGTAGCCGGAACCTGGATGGATGCTGTCTCCCTGTGGGTAAAGGTTGGAGGCAACTGGAACCGGTTGAAGACTGCCTGGGTGAGGCAATCGAGTGTTTGGCAGCAACTCTATCCGGCAGTTGCTGAAAGTAATGTCTTTACCACTCCAGGAACTAGTAGTGTGGAAGTTCCGATGGGCCATACCACAGCTACGGTGACCGTTTACAGTGCGGGTGGCGGAGGAGGATCTATTCAGTATGATGGTTCATCACTTCCTTACGCTGGAGGTGGTGGTGGGTCGGGAGGTTATGCCACCTATAATGTTTCAGTGACCCCAGGAGCTACTCTTACGACGGTGGTAGGGCAAGGTGGAGCTGGCGGCGTTTATGTGGGCCATGGTCAACAGGGGGGAAGTTCTTCGGTTAGTGGACTGGTTAGCGGTGGAAATGCTAGTGGTGGGACGGTGGTAACTCTTTCCGGAGGTGGTGGAGGGCAGACTGGGGCCTACTTTCCAGGAGGTCCGGGTGGGATTGGTGCTGCACCTAACGGTGGAAATGGTCAGGTTGGGGCTATTGGCAATGTTGGTCGTAGAGCAGGGGGGAGTAATGGTAGTGGATACGGAAATGGTGGGCAGGGGGAAGAATATAGGTTTGGAAGTAATGGGCTTGTGGGCGGTAATGGTAGGGTAGTGGTTGCTTTTCCTTAAGGGAAATTGATGAAAACTATCTTAGAATGCATCGAAGTGATCCGGAAGAACTCCCAGTCGGCCGACGATGCGTTGGTCGATCGAATCTTCAACGAACTCCGGCAAGTTCTTCTCACGAACCAGGCCAAGGAAGACATCAAGTTC